GGACTCTCATGAAAAGAAATAAATTCAATCTCTCGCACACCCAACTGCTCACCTGCAAAATGGGTCAACTTGTTCCTATTGGACTAACGGAGGTTCTGCCCGGTGACTCCTTTCAACATGCGGCTAGTGCATTTATACGTGCTGCCCCTCTTGCTACTCCGCCTATGCATCCTGTACGCATTGGCATTCGTCACTTCTACGTTCCCAACCGCCTTGTCTGGGAAGATTTCGAAGATTTTATTACTGGTGGACCAGATGGCATGGACGACTCTGTTTTTCCTACCATTGAAGTGGATAGTTCAACGTGGGGGGGCGTTGGTAGCCTTGCAGATTATCTCGGCGTTCCTCCGCATACCGATGGCGAAGCCCTTAACTCCGTCGTCTCCGCTCTCCCGTTCCGCGCCTATGCAATGATCTTTAACGAGTGGTACCGCGATCAAGATTTAGTCGCCCCTCTCGTAATCGATGAAACCTCCGGCCCGGACACTACAACCAACCGCACACTGCAAAACGCTGCCTGGGAAAAGGACTACTTCACTACTTGCCGGCCCTGGGAACAAAAAGGCCCTACCGTTACTCTCCCGATCGGCACCTCTGCGCCCGTTACGATCGATACCGTCCGCAACGTCGCTCTCTCGCAAAACCGCACTCCCCTTGAACTCGTCCGCGGTGAAGATTCGGGCGGCGGCAATCAAGGCGTCGCTGTAGGCTCATTCCCGCGTGGCACCTGGGATGAAAATCAAGTCGCTCAACTCCTGGGTACTGCCGATCTCTCCAACGCTACAGCCGCTACCGTCAATCAACTTCGCTTGGCAATGGCACTGCAACGCTATGAAGAAGCTCGCGCCCGTTATGGCTCTCGTTACACTGAATACCTTCGTTACCTGGGTGTCCGCTCCTCCGACGCCCGCTTACAGCGTCCCGAGTACCTCGGTGGTGGTGTCGCTCACCTTCAATTTTCCGAAGTTCTCTCCACTGCCGCTGCTGCTCCTGGTCCCAATGAAACGGCAGGTGTCGCTGCACTCGCTGGCCACGGCATTGGCATCAACCGGACTAATAGATACCGTCGCTTCTTCGAAGAGCATGGGTTTGTTATTTCCCTAATGCATGTCCTCCCGCAAACGATGTACCCGCAAGGTCTCTTCCGTCACTGGAACCGTCGTACCAAAGAAGATTTCTGGCAAAAGGAACTTGAACATATCGGTCAACAAGCCGTTCTTAAAAAGGAAGTCCTCGCTGACGACAACGATCAAGAAGGCGTCTTCGGTTATCAAGATCGCTACGACGAATACCGCCGCTCCGAGTCGCAAGTCCACGGTGAATTCCGCACTGTTCTCGCTGATTGGCATTTCGCCCGCAACTTCTCTTCACCTATCACTCTTAATGGCTCCTTCGTAACATCCAATCCAACCGTCGATCCCTTCCAGGCGCAAGAAAACGACACTCTCTACTGCGCTATCCGTCATCAACTTGTAGCCCGCCGCATGATGGCTAAAAAGGGCTCTTCCTTCATTCTCTGAGGTGACTTATGTTGAAACCCGGCGTCAACCGCTCCGTTGAACCTCTCTCGTCCGAACCCGTCGCTAAACCGCTTCGGCTTCGCATTCCCACCCAGTCAGAACGCATCATGGAATACGTCCGCTACGAACAAATGCGCGCCCAGGAGTCGCGTGATGTCGAATCCTTCGAAGAGGCAGACGATTTCGAAATAGACGATGGGGAAGAATGGTTCTCACCCTACGAAGAGATTTTCGAGGCCGCTCCCGAACCTGAACCAGAAGCCGCCCCGCCCGCGCCGGCGCCAGGCGCGCCAACCGATGTTCCACGGGAAGACCCGTGAGCCGCCGTCGTCGCCGGTCCCGGTCCTATCAGGGGGGGAGTTACTCCCCCCCTGCTAACCCCCCTCAAATTCGCCACCAGCCCTTCAAGGCGTGGCGTAACTACACCCCTCCGGTAGTCCCCTACCCACCCCCCCCGGTTCGCGCCGTAAAACGGCTAGATCATCCTGCAAACCGCCGCACAGTACGCCCCTTGATACGTACTGTGCTAACTGACACTCAGTCTCCCCGACAAGCGACCCGGAGGCACCTCGATGTTTCACGGAGAGCCGTCCTCCGTTCCCGGTCGCCGTCGCCCTGGACTACCGGTCCCCTGGCTGACTTTGGTCCCGATGTATATGTAGAATCTCCCCCGTTGCCCCGCTCCCTAACCTGTGCTAGACGCACGATTCGCAAGGAGGTGTTATTCGCTCTCGGTCAAACCGGATCTGGATCTAGATCCCCCCGTCGATATCGAACCCCTGACTCAAAAACGAGGTGTTAAATGGGCGCTATGCTCGCTGGCTTTGGTAGCCAAATGCTCACTCAATGGGGCATGAATACCAGTAACCGCATCGGCACTGGCCGATCACTTCGCCGGCAGATGGCCCGCGAACAAGTAGAACAAACTCGACTAGAAGCTGCTGCTGGCATCCAAGGTCGTGTAGAAGGCGCTAAAGCTGCTGGCCTTCATCCTCTCGTAGCTATGGGCTCAAATGTAGGTGGTGCATCCCTACCTGTTGGCCAATCCTTCAACTCTTCCGTTCCTGACTATCTCGGCGCACAAGTCGCAGATCGTGAGATGAAACAACGCAAGGAAGAAATGGAATGGAACCGCACTCAACAACAACGCGAGTCCGCCAAGAAAGATCAAGCTGACGCCCTGGCCAAGATGGAATCCGAGGCCCGTATCAAACTGCTCACTGCACAAGAAGCCGCTGAACGCAAACGCATCTCTGATTCAGATCGTGACTTCCTGGCATCGCAAGAAGCTCTCAAGCTGCAAGCCGCTCGCAACTCAAATCCTCTCCGCGTCAAGACTCAACCCATCCAACGTGATGAGGATCGCGTTCGTCCGCAATACGTCCCTGTCCGTGATCGCTACGGCAAAATTCAATACATTCCGAACCCGGACGTTTATGACCTGGAACTTCCTAGCCTAGTGGGTGCTGGGACGCTCGCACTTCCCGAAGTACAACCCACTGAAAACCGTCTGCAAAAATGGTGGAATGACGTTAAGCGTAAAGACCAACGCAATCGTGAAATCCGCCGCGCTCTTTCCGATCCCAATCTACCCCGCCCAATTCCGGGCACCTAGGAGAAATTTATGCGCTTTCGTCGTGGTCGTCGCTCTTATGGTCGTCGTCGTGTATCTCGTCGCCGTGGTGGTCGCAAGCTTCGTAATCCTCGCGGCCGCATTCGCATCGGCTACCGCTTCTAATGCTCTGTAAAGAGACAGTCAAAACAAACGGCGCTGCCCACCCATGTGGGCAGTGTCTTTTCTGCCGCATCAACCAAAGGAGAGAATGGGTCGCACGTCTGCTACTGGAAGCATCATGTCATTCCTCTAACCAATTCGTGACACTCACCTATGAAGACTCAAGACTCCCAACCCAACTTATTCCCGGAAGACCCACCCTCAAATCAATCGGGGTACATCCCGCAGTCGCACTACAACCCGGAACTCTCTCAAAAACGGATTTACAGAGGTTCTTTAAAAGGCTCAGAAAGATGGCTCCTTTCCGTTACTACGCCGTCGGAGAATACGGTGAAAAGGCGGGTCGTCCTCACTATCATGCGCTGCTCTTTGGGTCTGATTTCACTACTGAAGAATTAACCGCTGCCTGGACACATGGACACGTTCACCAGGGGGAAGTAACCGCTGCATCGATCACTTACTGCGTTGAGTACCTGATCAAGTACCGTTCCAAAAAAGATGAAATGCTCGATCTACGTCGTGAACCAGAATTCGGTGTTATGTCCCGTAACCCTGGCATTGGCCACTACGCCCTGGATGAGATTCGTAAAGGCGTTATGTCACTGCCTCCGCTACGCAACGGCACTCTGCTCATTCCCGATGTATTTCGCTTAGGTGGCAAAGAACACCCCATGCCCCGTTTCCTACGTCGTCAACTAGAGAACGAAGGTTTCGTTTCCTCCCGTAAGGCTCTCCTGGAAGCATCCCATGACCCGGAAGAATTGCACTTCCTGTTATCGCGCTCGAAGGTGGCTTCGGAAGTTTGGCGTGAGGCCCTGGCTCTATTCAACTCGCCCCAGGAGAAAGAAGAAGCCCGGTTAAAACGTGCTCAAAGGATTCTCAATGTCGAAGGTCGTGAGGCCCTTTATGGTAAGAGACATGATTCCCTCTGATGTTCTCGTACTACTAACCCTGGAGGATCAAGAACTATTTCAACTACTGCACACAGTCATCAACGAAGGTCCCGAGGATGACTTCTGTATCGCTGTTTCCGCAAAGCTGCTTGACCTGATCAATCGTTATGAAATGGCCGTCAACAAAACATTCCTAGAGGACTCTCATGAAAAGAAATAAATTCAATCTCTCGCACACCCAACTGCTCACCTGCAAAATGGGTCAACTTGTTCCTATTGGACTAACGGAGGTTCTGCCCGGTGACTCCTTTCAACATGC